TATCTAACCACCTATAACCATTAACCTTTTAACTCCAACCATCCAACCACCCGCTCAAAACCCTAACAATATCGCATACTTATGGGCCAGGGGGGAGTAAATCTTCAATGCTTTCGCACAGTTAACCGGTCGGTTCCTGTAAATTTAAACTTCGCATATTTCAGGGGTAAGGGATTAAATAAAATAAGATAGGAGAAAGGTTACAGAAAACAGATAGATAGGTTGGTCTTGGTGGAAAATAAAGGAAAAAAGGGGAAATGGGGTGAATAGAGGGGAAAAATGGGGAATAAATGGGGAAGATTTTGCTTGACAGGAATGGGTAATATAATATATGGTGCTAATCGAAGACGATGGGGAAGGGGTTTATGGAGGAAAAGGGACATAATAGGTTATATGATAGTGTCAGGTGGCGTAAGGCACGGAAATGGTTTCTTGCTAATAACCCACTTTGTGTTATGTGTAAGGCGATGGGAAGGGATGTGGCTGGAACGATTGTTGATCACAAAAAGCCGCATGAAGGATCGTATGAGCTTTTTTGGTCGGTTGATAATTGGCAGACCTTATGTAAAACCTGTCATGATTCAGCCAAGCAGATTAAAGATAAAGGTGGGGTAGCTCCCGGATGTGATGTTGATGGGTTTCCGTTGGATGGGGACCATGAGTGGGGAAAATAAAGAGATAGGGAGGAACAATAACCATGGGAAAACGAGGCCCAAAACCACAACCGACAAACATCCTACTCCTAAAAGGTAATCCAGGTAAGCGTCCATTAAACGATACCGAACCAATGCCACCGGACACCTCAATACCAGATCCACCTTCTTTCCTTGATAAATACGCCAAGGAGGAATGGTTTGAGGTCTGCAATAGCCTTCACGCCATGGGAACCCTGACCAAAATCGACAAAGCTGTTCTCGCCGCATATTGCGATTCATATAGTCTATGGCGCAGGTGCAATGAACAACTTCAGAAAATAAAAGACCCGTTAAAGGCAATTACAGATACTTCTTCCGGTGGCAATTCCTACCACAGCGTATTAGTCGGAACCGCAAACACAGCCAAGCGCGAAACAATCCAATATGCCGATAAGCTCGGGATGAGTGCCGGGGCGAGAAGAAGTTTGGGTAGGGTTAGTGAGGGTGGTAAGGGTAAGGATAAATGGAGAGGGTTGTTGAATGCTGGGAAGTAAGGAGAGATAAAATGAGTATTTTTAAAGGAAAAGAAATTAGGCTGTTAAAGGCAAATGTTGAACACAATCAAGAAAGATTAATGCGGCTGGAATGCGATCATACAGAAGTGTGTTACTATGATTATGGTACGATGCATAAATAGTGGGTTGGCGGTGATACACGTTGTAAAGAATGTGGAAAGATAATTAAACAATTTTCGCATAATGAAGAAGCTGAGTTTTTAAAATCTAAGCATAGAGTAATGGAGGATATAATTAAAAATGACAAGAAGCGTATAGATTCTCTGGAAATTATTGGAAATAAAAAACTTAATAAAATAGTAATTGAGGCTATGAGAAAAGCATATAGTGAAAACCCTTCGCTTAGAGCAGCAATGAAGAAGGATGGTTTAATAAAAGAGAAGAAAATGGGACACACAACTCAAAAGGAGGGAGCAATGGTTAAGATAACCGAGCGAGGATGGACTGGACATTTCTGCTGTTCCCATGATTGCCTATTCCACAGAAATACCCTGATTGAAGGAGAAAAAGATAGTGTTGTTGTTAGTACTGTGGGGGCAATGCGAAGGAATGGTAAGGTTGAAGAAATCGGATTTAACTATTACTACGAAACAATGGCATTCGGGACGAAAAAAGATGGTGCCTATATCGAGGCTGATGTTTCAAATAAACGTAGCTTTGAAAGTGAATGGTGTATTTGTTCAGATAGCGTAGAGGCACTTCCAGAAGATGTGGATAACAAAGCTAATGAGATGCACGATGCAGTTGTAACTGAATTTGCTAATCGTCTTGCATCATTATTGGATAAGGAGAGAGAATAGGGATAAAGACAAGATGCCGGAAACTGATAAAACACCCACCCCTACAATCCCAATAATACCCATTTTCAAAAAGATATCCGCAAAGGCCAGGGAGCGTCTTGACTATTTATTAGAAAACAATCTCAAACACACCGAAGAATGGGATAAGACCAACGCCCGCTGGGTTCTTATTTACGGCTACACCTTCCGAGTCCAGTTAATTTTCGACTTCATAGAAAACCTGAAAATCCCTTCAGGCAAGGGCAAGGGTGGTCCTTTCATACTCCGTCCATTTGAAAAAGCCTTTATTTTAGACATCTACAACCCAATAGACCCAGTTAGTCTCATGAGAGTTGTTTATCGTGCGATTTTGAGCATGTCTCGCAAAAATGGAAAAAGTGTTTTTCTGGCCGCCCTCGTCTTAGTTCACCTTATCGGTCCTGAAGCAACAATGAACGGTGAGATATATTCAGCCGCCAATGAACGGGAACAGGCCGCGATAGTTTTCAAGTACGTTTCGCAAATCATAAGGCTGGATGACGACCTATCCTCCATTATCACAATAGTCCCATCCACCAAAACAATGGTGTGTTTTGCAAATGGGAGCACCTACAAAGCTGTATCGGCAGAGGCTGGCACCAAGTTTGGTTACAACCCCACAGTTGTAATCTACGATGAATTGGCACAGGCAAAGAACGAGGATCTATACGAGGCTTTTGATACCTCAATGGGTGGTAGGATGGAGGCCGGTGAAGAACCCTTATTTGTAACGATATCTACCCAGAGTAAAGATCCACAGCATATCTTATCCCGGTTAATCACAGACGGCCTTACTGGTTTAGATCCGACAACCGTATGCCATCTATATATGACCCCAATGCCAGAAGATGACGAAGAGGACGATGCACTTACCAATGAGTCAAAATGGTATCTCAGTAATCCGGCCTTAAACGACTTCAGATCACTCAAGGAAATGAGAGCGTTTGCGAAAAAGGCAATCCGGATGCCATCGTTTGAAAACACCTTCAGAAACCTATACCTCAATCAATGTGTGGATAAAAAATCACCATTCATTCCCCGTGCCGAGTGGATAGCATGTAAAGGAGAGTACGAAATCTTACCCGGCGCGGGTATTTATTTGGGTTTAGACTTGTCAGGCAAGGTGGATTTAAGCGCCCTGGTTGGTGTTGAAGATGGAGAGAAAGATAATGTAAAGTCATGGTTCTGGAAACCTAAAGACACCCTAAAAGACCATGAGAAGAGAGATCGTGTGCCATATTCCTTATGGGAGAGGCAAGGGCACCTCAACACCACTCCCGGTAAAGCTATCCAATACTCATACATAGCGACTGAATTAGCTACAATCAACACCCTATACAGTATCAAGGGTCTCGCTTTTGATAGATACCGGATAGATGATTTACGAACCGCAATGGATAACATCGGTCTTTCAAGCTACATTGAGAAACGCGATAATAACGGGAAGGTTATCCCGGGTGTTAGTTCCGATGGGATTAGATTAGTTCCATGGGGGCAGGGTTATGCGTCAATGGCTCCGGCGGTGGATGCGCTTGAGGATGCGGTGCTGAATAGGGTTCTTGTACACGACAGCCAACCGTGTTTAACCTGGAATATCTCTAACGCAATGATAGTAGACGATGCGGCTGGGAATCGGAAGTTGGATAAGAGTAAAACACGGTTCAGGATCGATGGAGCTGTTGCATTGACCATGGCCGTAGGATTGAAGTCAAGGGATATGAAGAGAAAAGTGAAGTCGGTATATGAAGAAAGAGGGGTACAAACTTTTGGATAAAAAGGAGCGGAATATGAAAAAAAAGCCTGATGTGAGAAAAAAGATAACCAAAGGGGTTGAAAAGATGGAGGCTATAGACACCAAAACCCCTACCCCAGACATCCCCAACCTTCCCGACAAGAACCTGCTCCGGGTAAGTGAAGCCGCGGAATACTTCGGTGTCCATGAACGCACAATTAGACTATGGATTGAACATGGTAAATTGAAGGCTGAGAAACTAGTAGGGACAGTGTTTATATCCCGGGAGTCGATTAAGAATTTTAGGTTATTGAGTAGGCCGATGTAAAATAGTTGGAAATTTGTGTAAATAAGTGTAAATCACTACCTTGATTTTTTTTATTTCTTCCCTTATCCTTTAGTCAAGAATTAATTCTTGAACTAAGGCGGTCTCTAATTTGAACGTTTTCGGCAAGATTCGTGATATATTTAAACGCGATCTCAGCCTTTCTAACCCT